CCTACTTCGACCGGTAAGATAATCAGCCTCCGTGAGGAGCCACTTATCAATGGAAACAAGCGCCGTACACGGTACACCTGTTCCACCGGTACCACCGATGATCGCAAACGATCTTCGGTTTACCACCTACTTCGACCGGGAGACCCCGGCCGTCGCGGAAGACCTGGCGCCCTATCTCGAAGGGAGTCATGTCTATGCCACAAAGCAAGTACCATCTGTACTTGCCTTGCGTGGTACGCGGAACTCAACCCTCAAAGCGAGGGCTGATGTTGCCGTAAGGAACGGTGTTGCATTGCAATACTATTCCTTAGGACCAGAGAAAGGGAAGACCCACTCACTGGTACCTGATCTTACGACGGGCCTTATGCGGCACGACGTAATGATATTCGACAAAGAGTTGAGAGAACACGTTGTCGAGAAGAGCTGGAAAGAGGAGTTGCCTCCTCCCTCAGACTCCAAGTTCGTGCCTAAGCCCAAATGTGGGTATAGGCCGATCTATGAAGATCCTTTTGCAATAATTGCAGCGAGGACCTACATATCGCTCACGGGAAGGGATCCTCCCGAGACGATTGTTTGGCCAGGAGACGGACTACGTCTCTCGGACAAAATACCTCCGTATTGCCTAGATAAAGGTATAGCGGGGAGGGAAATCAAGAATACATGTCGTTTCTTTGAAATCCCGCAGGTTGCACAAAAGATGCACCTACTGCTCGAGCATACGTATTGGGGACGTAAGCTTCGAGACCTTTGCTCCATCAGATCAGACGAATCTGCTGGGACAAAGACCCAAAGAAAAGAACGTGCATCCACGGTCCGATCTTGGGCATCAGGACTGGTTCAGAGACTGAATCATTTCCTGCAAGGCTTGGGCGATCCACTTTGGAGCGTCAAAAGCCGGAAGAGCATCTACCTGGATCAAAATCCTCGTAGTGCTCAGCACCGTGCTAAGCGACTCATAGAGCTGCTTAAAACGGTTGACGGAATATTCGTGCAGAGATACATGAGTATTCCGGAAGAGCGATGGACATGGCATAAGTATGACCTGTTCACGCTTAAGAACCTATCAGCACTGATTGGTGATGAGTTCTTGGATGGTGAAGTGGCGGTAGAATACCACCAAATCACCACAAGGTATTCTCAGCTAAAGAAATTGAGAAAGACCTTTAAGGACCTGTCAAACCGTGATCAGCTAAACAGTTTCCTATCCGACAAAGAGCAGATAATTTCTACTGTTCCTCGTTGGCTGAACGATTGGCTTCCGATATGGAGGTACACTCGTTCTTTTGAGAAGCCCTTTGCCCTGGCACAGGTCGATGGGCTTCTCTCACAAACTCGTGCGGCAGGTACTCCGCCCGATATTGTGAAGATGCAGTCGAAGAGGAAATTCATCTCCACTGTATCTGAAAAACCGTCCGATCTAACCGATACGGATAAGGCTTTAATTAGGGCAGCACTCTCGAAATTCGATGAGACGCTGAACCCAGATGTGTTCACGGGCCTTGACACCAAGGCTCGTGTAACACTTACCATCTCGTCCTGCTGGGAGAAGACCCAGGAGGAAGGAGGAACCATACAGGCAATCAGTGAGATTGTCCATTTGGGTGCAATCGGGAAGAAGGTTCCGAAACGGGACCTCTTCTCCGGTAATATCGTCGGAGAGGTAGGATACAACTCCGAAGATACAGGTACTTACATCTTCTGGGCTTGCCTGGATGAAGTACTGAGAGCAAGCCCTGATGAAATAAACATGGCCGCTCTCGTGATGGTGTCCGAACCAGGAAAGGCTCGGACCGTCACGAAAGCCACAGCAGCACTAAAGGTTGTGCTGGATGTGGTAAACAAGATCTGCTCTTGGCCATTGACCAAGATAGAATCTTCTTCCAGTGGCATGGCTAAAGCCAGCCATGCATGGAATTCCTTTAAGAAGTCATTTACGACTTCTGGAAAGGATATCAGTTTCGATCCCTTACGTGAAGAGATCGCTACTGGACCGAGTGGGGAGCGGATAAAGACCACTACCTACCGTGATGTATTCATGTCGTCCACTGACTACGAGAATGCAACTGACGCGATGAATCATGAGGTTGCCTCAATGATATCTCGCTATTGGATGAAAAGGTGCGGTATTCCACCTATTCTCCAAATGATCGTTCAGAGGACGTGTTACCGTCCTCGGCCGATAGTGTTCGAAGCACGGGGTCCAATGGCCTCGTACGGAGAACCGTGGGGGAAAGAGAGTCCTTTCTCCAATCCCCACTATGTCATGCTTCGGAAGGGGGTACTAATGGGTGACCCACTTACGAAGCCCGTCCTTCACCTGGTAAATATCCTGGTGAGGACGGTCGGAATGTTTTATTCCGAACCGAGTTTCCAAGAAAGAATTTTTGGATACTC